GTTCCTCTTCTTCTACACCATCCGAAGAAGATTTTTATAGGTATGATGCATACTTTAGAGAACGTCTTGGTATCGTTTTAGATACTACACATGCTTATTATAATAAACCTATTATAATAGGTGAGTATGAAAACTAATTGTGCTAAAGGTATTTAATGAGCACTTCAAGAATTAAATGGTATTCTAGTTTTAATACCAATGCTCCTAAGTTAGATAATAACTGGGGAGCATTACTGAATGTTTTTCAAAAATGTTTAGTAGACGGCTACGGTCAAGTTCAAATATCAAGTTTTAACTTTAATCAAAATATTGCCACAGTTACAACATCTAGCCCTCACGGTTTTCTTCAATTTCAAACAGTTTTAATTGAAGGTACAGGAGCGACAGAGCTTGACAAAGAACATCATGTTTTTAATGTAATAACTGATTTTCAGTTTCAAATTGAATTAAAAAACACTAACTTACAGTCGTTAGCAACAAACTCTGCCACAGTTAAAATTCCATCTTTAGGATGGAATGTAGTATATAGTGATACAGGTCGTGCAATATTTAGATCTAAAGCTGAGGAAGGTCCTAATCATTGTCTCTTTGTCCAAGATAAATTATTAACAGGTTATACAACCTCTTGGGCTAAGTTTGCTTCAACAGCTTTAGCTGAAGATTTTGACGGTACTTTCAATTTTAGAGGTCGCTCAGACTTTACCGATATATCTAGCATGAACGGCTCAGGGTCTGGTACAAGCATGAAATTACCTAACGGTAAGATCTACTATGCCACTGCAGGTTCTAACGGTGTCAGTAGCACAACTATTGCACCTAATTCAGGTTCAACGAATGGTAACCAAACGTGGTATCTTGTTGGAGATAACTCTACATTCTATATTGTAAACAGTATCCATCCTTCAAGCACTAACTTTCAATATTCAGGATTTGGTCAATATAACTGCTATCATCAAGGTTTTAGATACAATTCCTTTATTGCTAACTTTCTTTGGAACGACCAAGCTGCTAATAATAGTTCAAACTTTAGTATGGACACTGCAGGTTTAACTAGTACTTACAAATGGGTTAAGACTTTAGGTATATATGGAAAATCCACTACAGGTAATTTATATTTAAATTCCTATAATGGTATCTCCTACAGCGGTAACTCTAACTTATTGAGTAGCTCAGGACCGATTAATCTATTCGAAGTTTATCTAAGAGACTCTAATAATGTTCTTATGGGTACATTAAAGAATTTATATTGGCTAGCTATAGCTACACCCTACCGTAATCAACAAATTTTTCAACAAGGTAATAATGTCTTTATTGCCTTAAATACATATGCAAATAATTATTTATGCCAAGTTGTTTTAAAACTTGCCGAATTAGAGTGATATGAAAAATACTACACTTACTTTAACTGCTTATAGCGTTAGCTCTCAAGAGTCTACATCTTTAAGTACATCTTACACTTTTCAATCTAAAGTCACGAAACTAGATAAACCGATTGGAAAAGACGTCCCTGCTTTTATTTACGAAAAAAGTACAGGGCAACTGATTTATCAGACTTGTACTGATGAAGATAGTAATATATATGTTCCTAATTTAAATAAGACGTTAAAGTATTTTGTAGTTGTTTCAGACTATGAAGATATTTATAACTCTGTTATTTTTGATCTAAACTGGGACTTTGCTGAATCATCAGGAACTAATTTTAATTTAAAATATTATAAAAAATATACTAAAGGTATTTCAAAGGATCTTTATAAGTATCCTACAAGTATAGATAACCCTGAATATGAGCCTTCACTAGTATTTAATATCTCTGTACCTAACAGGCAAGAGGATCAAGGGTTTAATTGGGGGTCGTCAGGTTCTGTTAATGCTGACCATTGTGAAGATATATCCTGCCTCCTTTATAAAGGGTCTACGTCAGAGTATTCTTATATTAATGCATCTCCTTCTCTTAGTGAAAAACCATTCACATTTGAGTGCTTTTTTAAACCTATAAAACTACCTACAGGTACATATCTTGAAGGCTACATCTTTCATCAAATTAAAAATAATCTTTTGCAATGCCTTTACATAGATAGTGAAGGTTACTTGTATTTTAGAAAAGATGCTATTATAGATGCTACTACAGCACTAACGATGACGTCTAATGTTAAAATAGTCGACGATAAACTAAATCATTTAGCTCTTACATACGATGGATATAGCTTTAGGTTATTTCTAAACGGTGTTAATGTAGCTGAAAAAGAATCTAAAGATGGGTTATCGTATGTTAACGCTATGTTTAAGCTAGGTTATAATTTTTATGGCTTTATCGGTCAACCTTCTTTTTTTAAAACTTGTAAGTATGTTTCAAATTTTGATCCAGGTTATAATGTTAAAACTTATAACCCCGTTTTTTATGTAGAAGATGATAATGAATACGCTGATAAAACAGTTATTAAAACTTACATAGATCCTTCTAAAAGAAATAAAACGTTGGAAGATATTGCAACTAATACTGTTTTTGCTGGTGATTACACTGTCTCTAGCAACAGTGTTCTTTGTTTAAATAACACATTTATTACAACTATAGCACCTTATACTAAGTTGGCATTGACAAAAGATTTTACAGTAATGATTAAAGCTAGAATCTTATCAAGACTTAATGCAAACCCTGTATTATTTTCGAATAAATCAACTGCTGCAGGATGGACAACAGGTGATTGGCAACTACATGCTGATTACCCTGACGGGGAGTATAAAGGGAAATTTGTACTATCAGTTAATGGCACTAACTCTTCAGGTAGGGCTAGTAATCTTCCTTGTTTACATCATGAACCTTTTGAATTTACATTGACACGTCAAGGTAATACTATCACTTACTATATTAACGGTACTAAAGATAAAAGCTTTAATCATACAACAAATTTTGAAACAAAAGCTTCAAGTTACATTGGACTTGGGAATGGTTTAAATTTTGAAGTTTATGAAATGGAAGTTTTAAATGGAGTTGTCAAGTTTACAGATAGCTACAACCCAACTCTTTTAACCTCTGATAGACTTATAGACTCTTATTATCGAATTTTAAATTTAGATTTTAAAAGCTCATTTCTTGATTCTCGTTCTAGGTTATTTTTAGCTAATAACGGGGTTCTTTTAAGCGATTCTTATTCGACATTTGGTACAAACTCTGCCTACTTTGATGGCAACAGTTACCTGATTACAACTACACCTTTGTTCTATATACCCAGTGAGGATTTTACTATAGAGTTTAAATTCTTAATTGAAAGGCTTCCTGGTAGTTTAATAACAGAAGATGAAGGCGTTGAAGTTTCAACTGAGCTTGTTCAACCTTTGTTTAATTTGTTTACAGATGTTACTGAAGATTTTAATCTTTTCTTGAGAAAAGATTCTCTTTATTTTAAAGATGCTACAGCTGAAACTGAATTGTTAACAGCAGAAGATATAGCTTTAAAAGAATTTAACCACGTAGTTTTACAACGAAGTGGTACTACTCTTAAAATTTTATACAACGGCTCTTTAATAAAAACATTAAATATAGACACTAATTTTAATGTTTATAAAACTCTTCTTATAGGCTCAAATAAAAATTTAGACAACTTTTTCGAAGGCTATATTAATAGCTTTAATGTTTATAAGATGTTTATAAAATACGAAGATGAGTATGAAGTACCTGTAGATCCTTATGAAGGTGAAGATCTTACTGCAGTTTCGGTTAAAGTATTAGATGAAACTACAGTTGCATTAGATTTTGAAAATGGTGTTATAGATAAAATCCCAACTACCGAGTGGTCTTTAGCTGGTAACGCTCTAGTGAGCGTTAATAAACTCTACGGAACTAAAAGTCTGGAGACTTTCGAATCACCTAGTAGCGGTCTTTATACAGCTGACCCTGTTATTTCTGGAAATGGTAATCCTTGGAGCTTGAGTTTTAGCTTTTTATTAAAATCTTTCAATAATGGAGCTACAGATCAGTCTTCTGTACTTTCAAGAGCTATACCTTTATTTTCTAAAAACGATAATAAAACAAAAGGTCAGTTTGGAATTTCTGTTATTAATAAAAGACTAGCTATAGATACTAGATCTGTTACAAACAACGATAGCTATGTTTCAGGTGATACTCTTTTAGAGCTCAATACAATTTACAAAGTTAACCTAGAGTTCGATGGTGCAGTTATACGTGTATTCTTGAACGGTACTTTCGAGTTTTCATATGGCTTGACAGTTGGTTGGTTAGTTAATAATACTGAACCTTATCGATTAGGTAACTCAGTTATCAGTAACTATCCTTCTTTGAATGCAGGTTCATCTGCTATTATTGATAATGTTAATATCCATGATAAATACGTGGAACTTTACAGAGATACTCCTGACCCTTACGCTGAATATCTACTTCTTGATCTCTCTTTTAACGGTCAAGAAGGTACTAAGGTCTTGAAAGATAATGGAACCGCTCAATCAGTATGGACTGCTAACGGTTCGGGTTATATTACGACTGCTGATAAATATACAGGTTACAGTAGTTGGTACACTCCTAATGGTACTAGTCAAAATGCCTATTCAACAAGTTCGTCTTTAAAAGTAGGCACAGATGCCTTTACTTTAGAAATGGTGTTTAAACCAACTGTCTTATCTTCAGGTGTTTTCTATGTATTGTACGCTAATAGTAATAATCAAACTAATAAGATTATTGCTTGTATTTATAACGGTAATCTTAACACGACTATAGATGGTTTAGCGGTTTCTACCCCGTTCTCTGCTAATGACTATCTTAATAAGTGGGTTAAATACACTGTTATAAAAACAGATACTGAGTTTAGTGTGTATTTAAATGGTGTTTTAAAGAATACTACACCTTTGACAACTGTTTTTGATATTGACTTTGTCAAGTACGGAGGTTTAGCTTTTGGATACTCAGGTTGGAGTTTAAGAGATCCTATAGTAGGCTATGTAGATTCTTTCAAGATATACAAAGGTCTTGCTAAAGTACCTACACCTCTTGAGTATGAAACAAACTTAGAGTTCCTAGCTAATGGTGCGGTTTCAGATAAATCTTTAGCTGTTTGGTCTCCTTCTAGTCTAAATACTACGTATGAAGAAACTTATAAAGGCTATTCAGGTGTGTTTAATGGTGAAACTTTTATCTTAAGTTCTTCTAGTAATTTAAACTTAGGCACTGATGACTTTAAGATGGAGTTTAATAGTAAGTCAAAGAACAGAGACGAACAAAACGTATTTAGTAACACTGTTACAAATGGGAACACAACAGGTGCTGTTTGGTTTTATAAAGGATCTCCTGCTAATAATTTTTCTTATTTAAATTATAATGGAAGATCTATTAATGCTGCTAATATGACACTTCTAAATAATGATTATGATAATATCTGGTATAATGAAAAAGTCTTTAGAGTTAAAGATACTTTATATCAAGTTAAAAATGATGTTATTCAGTCTGTTGAAACTTTAGATAATAATCCGAGCTTTAATCTTATACAAGGTGGTTATTTTAAGCTAGGTGCTTCTAATTGGGGTTACCCGTTTAAAGGAATTCTTAATAGTTTTGAAACAAAACGTTTTAGTAAACTAGACCTAGACATTTTACACCCTTTACTAAAACTTCCTTTAAAGATAGATAATCAAAATAAAGGAACACAACTTATTACACCTAGAGCTATAGGTACACCTGTGTTTACAACGATTGGCGGGAGGAACTGTTACTCTTGTAGTACATCTCATTATTATATCCTTGATCAAAACTCTAATTTTTTAAATGTTAAAAGTGATGATTTTTATTTAGAGTTTAAGCTATATCTTTCTCAGTATAACAACTCTGCATGGACAATGGTTATGGGTAATGGTACAGCTTATACATCCGCTGGTGGTATCTTTATAGGTATTTCACCTTCTAGTGAAGGCTCTGCTCAAGGTAATAAATTTGGATTCCATACTGTATCTGAAACAGGTGTTCAACAACAGTACAGAACTGTAAATGATTTTCCACTTAATCAGTGGAATACTATAGGTATTTCTAGAAAAGGTAATACTCTGACTCTCTTTATGAATGGAGTTGAAGAAAGAGTATCTCCTATAATAGAAAATTCTGTAGTTAATTTTGGTCATAATGGTTTTTATGTAGGAAAATATACTTCGTTCCCTACTGGAGGTTATCTTGCTGATGTTACTTTATGGAGAGGTGTTTCTAAAGCTCCTACTACTTATGATGAAAATAAAGAGTTTGAATTGACTTTTGAACCTACTTATAAAGCATACTTATTTAAAGATAATCTTAAAAAGAGTATTATACATCCTGTAAATATTACTGAAAGGTATTATGAAGATGGCAGATATTGCTGTAAGTTTAATGGTACAAACCAGTACATTATGACTGGATACTCATCCGCTTTTAATATTAATAAAGAGGATTTTGCTCTAGGTTTTAAAGTTAAAATAGAGTCTTTTAATAATAGTTATCAGTATATACTAGCTTCAGGTGGGACGGATGCTACATTTGGTTCTAGACCTTTTATTAGAATCGTAGGCTCTCAAGCTACTGAAGGTTCGCCTAAAACTTTAGAAATAGGGGATACAACTTCTGTATGGTTAACTGTAAATGGTTTAACTTTAGGCGAAAATGAAGTAGCTATCTATAGAAAAGGACAGGTGTTGAGTGTACTCCTTAATGGAGAACGTGTCGCAAGTATGTCTAGTTTTAATAAGAGTATTAATTTTAATTTAAATAATAATACATTTATTTGTAAGAGTCCTTGGGAGACAGCGTCTTTATTTAAAGGGATTCTTTACTATCTTAAGCTTGTTAAGGACACAGATAACTATACGCTCGTTAAAGATCATGCTCCTTATCCATATCAAAGATTACCTACTGTTGACACTAGTCTCAGGAACTATACTGTTAAATTTAACTTTGATTATAGCCTTGTTGATGCTATTTCAGGTTTAAGTTTAAGTGTACCTTCTTATCAAAGTGCTCCATCTTATTCTGTAAATGGTGTTTATTTCGATGGTGCTGCTAGTAAGAAGACTTTGTTAGTACCATATGACTTGAGAGATAAATTTAATTTAACAGCTGATTTTACAATTAATTTTGATTTGCTCCTTACAGCGCCAGGTTTAATTATATCTGCACAAACTACAGGTATTAAAACAGTGGCATTAGGCACGTATAAGACGGATGATTCAACTTATTACTTAGCGTTACAAGATAGTGCAACAAGTTCTGATACTATTTGGTTCTCTACTAGTACTCCTATGTTAAAATTCGGAGAGAAAGTTAACATTAAGTATATTAAGAGTGGAAATATCATTAGAGTCTATGTTAACAACTATTTTGTAAATGAAAGACAATGGAGTCATGGCGTTAATTTTAACGTATATACTAAACCTTTAATTGGTGGTTATACTGAAGGTGGTAATAGCGTCCCTACAGGTTATCTTGATAATTTATTTATCTGCAAAGATTATGTAGAGTTTTTCCATACTATTAAAAATCCAAACTATTCTTAAGGAATAAAATTATGAATTACAATGTTGAATCCTTTGAGATTCGTCCTGATAACATGTTGTACTTTACGAGTGATCTTCATTTCTTCCATAAAAAGATTATTGAATTTACTGGTCGTCCAACTACGTTAGAAAACTTAAACAACTGGATTATTCAACAATGTAATTCAGTTATTCCAA